TTGTTGTGAACGTGCCAAAATCTCAATCCCGGCATGCACGGCACAAAAAACAGTAGGCGACACAAAATGAAAACCGGACAACACATGATGGGGGAGGGAAGGGGAAACTGTTTTTGGCCCGGTTGGACAAAAGCAAACCGAATATAAGGTTTGTTGTGCGATATAACATTTATTGTGCGAAAAAAGGGGGGGGCGGGGGTCGAGGGTTTTAAAAGTTAGAATTAGTACTAATGGATTACGACATGGAAAATTTTTTTACAAAAAGGTAGCTAATCGGTTTGACTAGGAGTATTACCTCTCTCTGAAATGGCAAGAGCAATGACACAAGAACGGCAAATATCAGCGTTTAAAGAGGGAATTGAAGCTACTATAGAGCGATTCTCTGCTGAATTTGATCTTACTTATTCTGAAATGATAGGAGTTTTGGAAGAGGCTAAATTTTGGCTTTTACTGGAGTCTGTTGATCTTGTTTCTTTGGAAGAAGAAGAGGAAGAAGAAGAGGATGATGACGAAGGTGAGGGTTGGAAGACCGATACTGCTACATAGGAAATCATTCACTATCATAGAGTTATTGGTTGCGCTTTGTATAATAACGGTATTAACTTCGCTTTTAGCAGATAGTTTCGCAAAAGCAAAAATCGCGGGACAGAGGGGAGCATGTTTAGCTAACTCAAGAACGATTGAATCATTAAATACGATTGGAGTACCCGTAGTGTATCCTCAAAAAAGACCATTTCCATATACTTCTAGATATGAAGGTAAAGAAGGATATGTTGAAGTACGGTTTCCTTATGGTCAGAAAGAGACTATTCTTTTTGTTAATTGTTTTGATTGTCACGACATAAACGATCCTTGGGAACCCGTGTATGAATTGATTACTGTATATTAATATGGCATTTCAGCCAACGGAACATCCGGTTCTAGCACTTCCCTCTAAAGAGAGAATGTTAGGATTCAAAAAACGAGGTAAAAAGGGGCTTGATGAATTAATTGAGCTTCTTGAAAAACGCGAAGAACTCATCCGATTGGAGAGAAACGATCCTTTTAGATATGGATATGAACCTCCAAACTGGAAAGATACCGATGAGTTATGGGAAAAATCATCTGAATTACTAATTCAAGGGGGTAATAGGGCTGGTAAATCTGAATATGCTGCTAAAAAAGTAATTCGGATGCTTACTGAAAAGAAAAATTCCAAGGTATGGGTACTTGGAATGACAGCACAATCTTCTATTCGAGATCAACAGCCTTTAGTTTATAAATATATTCCAGAAGAATGGAAAGTTTTAAAGAAAACCAAGATTCAAAACGTCAGTTATAGCCAGAAGAACGGTTTTACAGAAAACACCTTTGTTTTCCCAAATGGAAGTCAGTGTTGGTTTATGAATTATTCGCAGGAAATGCGGGTAATTGAGGGTGGTGAGGTTGATTTAATTTGGGCAGATGAACTTGTACCTCTTCAATGGATTGAAACTTTACGATTTAGGTTAATTACTAGAAGTGGAAGATTAATTGTTACTTTTACCCCCGTAGATGGTTATACTCCGACAGTAAAAGAATATGTAAACGGGATGAAAATTTTGGAGACAAAACCAAGTCCTTTGCTTCCAGATAATATAAATGTGCCGGGGTGTAAAGTTGGACACATGCCATATATTGCTCAAGGTAGAAAAGCCAATAGCAGTATAATTTGGTATTTTACTTCAATGAATCCGTATAATCCGATTTCTGAAATGGAAAGAACCTTAAAAGGAGACACTTCCATTCAGATAAAACTCCGAGCTTATGGATTTGCTCAAAACCTTACTGGCAACCAATTCCCTAAATTTTCCCACAGTCATATTTTACCCCCTGAAGAAATCCCAAAGGAAGGCACAAATTATTTTGCTGTTGATCCGGCGTGGAGTCGAAACTGGTTTATGCTTTGGATAAGGGTAGATGAAAAGGGAAGAAAATATATTTACAGAGAATGGCCAGATCGGAAATCTTATGGAGAATGGGCTATCCCCGGCGAAAAACCAGATGGGTCTATTGGCCCCGCACAAAGCGTTGGTGGAGGTAGAGGCGTGGAGGAAATCAAGAGTATTGTCGAAAATGCCGAAAACGGTGAGAAGATTGAGGAACGATATATTGACCCCCGTGCCGGAGCAACTCAAGCTGCCGGAAGAGATGGAGGAACTAGTATTATTGACTTGCTTGAAGAAGGAGAAAAGCCTATGTACTTTCTCCAAGCGGCTGGAATTTCCATCGCTAATGGCTTAACCATAGTTAATGATTGGTTAAACTATGACCAAAATGAAACTATATCAGTTTTAAATGAACCTAATTTATACATTAGTTCAGATTGTGGAAATCTGATCTATTCTCTACAAGAATGGACAAACAGAGATGGAGAAAAAGGTGCAACCAAAGACCCAGTTGATGCGTTAAGGTATTTGGCCGTTATGGAGCCTATCTTTATATCAAATAGCACTTTCGCCGCTTCAAAAGTTCAAGGATATTGAAAATGGAAATGAGTAGTGACAAGTTAGTTGAACATCAGGACACACCAGATGTTGCCGAATTAACCAAAGAATATGTGCGGAGCCTACACGATGGGTATTCGATGACCAAAGTTTCAGAAGCCGATAATATTCGACTTACTCGATGGACAGGTCAAAGTGACGATGGGAAAAAGCACAGTAAGAATCTTTCAGAAGGAGATCAGGCTTTTCCGTGGGAAGGGGCAAGTGATACTAGAATTCCTCTTGCAGATTCTATTATTAATGATTGTGTTGATGTTCTTACCACAGCAGCTAGTAGGGCTACTTTAAAAGTAGTAGCTACAGAAATAGGAGATTTAGAGCAAGCCGCTGTTGCAAATAAGATGATGCACTGGCAACTGGATACTAAACTTTACCACACAATAAACAGAGAGTCTGAACTTCTAGCTCAACACGGTTTGCAATATGGATGGAGTGCTTTGTTCATAGGATGGGATCAACGGGTAGCTTTAAAACCTGTTACTATTACAATGGATCAAATTCTTCAAATGCTTGAACAACTAGAACAAGATGATCCATTACGAGATTTTCCAGATATTATTGCTGATCCAGATAGGGAAGATGAGGCTATTGCAATTATAAAGGCCCAATATCCTAATGCTACAGATAAAGATGCCAAAAATGCTATTAAAGATTTAAGAGAAAGCGGTCAGACAACTATTCCAGTTGCTTATATTGCCGTTAATCAACCGACAATTGTTGCTCTTAAACCGTGGGAAGATGTAACTTTTCCACCAGAGACAACTGATCTTCAATCCGCTAGAGTTATTTTCAGACGAGTTTTTATGACTGAAACCGAACTTCGTTCTAAAACAGTTAGTGAAGATTGGGATGAAGATTGGGTTGAAAAGGTTGTGAATACAGCGGGTAAGTCAGTGGAGTTTTTTGAATTTTCACAGAGTGTTACTAACTTATCGGTAAATGATACAATAACCAGACAGGATAATCTCATTGAGGTTATCTATGCGTATACTAGGCAGATTAATGAAAACAATATGCCGGGTATTTATTATACTATTTTCAGTCCAATATACACAAAGGATGATTCTGGAAATGATATTTACGCTAAACATGAACTTTTAGATTATGCTCATTGTCGTTATCCGTTTATTGAATTTAGGCGTGAACGGCTTAAAAGGCGTGTAGTAGAATCCCGTGGAGTTCCTGAAATATGTGAGACTTGGCAAAACGAAATTAAGACTCAACGGGATTCGGTATTTGATTCCACTTCTTTCGAGACTCTTCCGCCAATCATGGTGAATAAGAGAATTGGATTAGCTAATAAAGTTGGCCCCGCAGTTCAACTTCCAGTAACTAAACAGGGAGATTATGAATTTATGAGGCCACCCGCACGAACACCCAATACGGCACTAAACCTTATTGAAATCGTGGAAAGACAAGCCGATAGTTATTTTGGAAGAGCTAACCAAACTGTTCCTCAAGTTCAAACCCAACTAAAGCAACAACGCATGGTGAATAACTGGTTGACAACTTGGACTGAAGCCTATCAGCAAATGTTTACTTTATGTCTACAATTTCTTTCTCCAGAGGAGATACAGAAAATTACTGGGTCTGGAGTTGTTCCTAGATCAGACATGATGCAGTTTGATTTTGTATTGAAATACGATGTTCGGGAGTTGGATACCGAATATGTGGATAAGAAACTAGCAACAATAAGCCAATATGTTATTCCACAGGATGCGGGTGGAGTTTTGGATAGAAATAAGTTAATTGGTATGGTGACTAAAGCTATTAGTCCAGATATTGCTGAAGAATTGATTATAGACCAAGCCACCGCTAGTCAGAAAATGTATAATGATGTAAAGACTGAGATTGGTTTAATGATGCTTGGAAATGAAGCTACTTATGTGGAGAATGATCCGGCAGCAAAAACAAAAATGCAATACGCACAAGACATCGTATCAAGAAATCCTAAAGCACAGTCAGCGTTACAAGGAGATGAGGTTTTTCAACAATTATTTGAAAATTATTCCAAAAATCTCCAAATGTCGATTATGCAGGAAGAGAACAAAACTATCGGTAGAATTGGAGTTAATCCAATAACATGATGGATTTATCCCATTTTCAATTTGATAAAAGTCCACTTTGGGATGATATACAAAAACGGCTTAAAGACATGATTGAAGTGGAAATGTCTGAAGCTATTGGTCAAGCTGTTAGTCCAGAGGTTAGAAGCCATCAATGTGGACGGGCTGAAGCTCTGGCTGATTTTAAACACTCTTTAATGGAGACATGGGAAAAAGCTAACTCTAGATGAATTTTAATACTTGACAGTTTTTCCGAAAACAGTTTTTATTTCCGTAACTTTTGGTTCTTTACGGGAATCAATATAATTTGTGGGTTTCTGCGTATCCTTAAAAACGCTGTTTGCCTAACTTGCAGGGCTTGAAACTAGCATGAGTGAAAACAAAGTAGAGGGAGAAAGCAGCACTCCCGAATCGACGGAAGCTGCAACGAACATTGGTGAACTTTTGGACACTGATGGATTGGCAAACCAATTGGAAAGGATGTTTGGTGAGCCAGACGAACCCGCTGCGGAAAGTGCGGGAAATGAGGAATCGCCTCCTGTTGAAGATGAGCCGAGTGGTGAGTTGGAGGGAGAAGCTGAAAGTGATCTTTCTCAAGTTGAAGAACCTTCTGCGGAAGTTGAACAGGCAGATGAAGTAGTTGATGAACGGACGGAGAATCCCCATAAAGGACTCCTGAAAAGAATCGACAAACTGACTGCCCGGCGAAAGGAAGCTGAAGGTAGGGTTGATGGTTTGGAAGACGAGATCAAAGACCTTCGTGCGGAATTGGATAATAAGGATGATTTAAGTGATCTTCCTAAAGTTGCATCTGATAATCCATATTCCCATTTGAAATCTGTATCGGCAGTAAGTAAAGAAATTGAACAGGCTGAAGAGATTATGGAATGGGCAGAGGATAATGCAGATGGAACTGAAGTTACCAATTCTCAAGGGGAGGAAGTGTCATATTCTAGAGAGGATGTGATGCAGATTAAGCGTAATGCCCGAAAAGCACTACGCACACATCTTCCAGAACAGGAAAACTACCTGAAAGAAGAAACTGACGTTAACCAGAGAGTGGAACAGATTTTTCCATATTGGAAGGATCGGAGTTCTGTGGGGTATCAGGAGGCTATGGAGATTGTAAAAAATCGCCCCGGCTTAAAGAACTATCCAACATGGAAAGCTGATGTGACTATGTTCCAATTGGGACTACAGGCTTATAAGGAGATGACAACTGACAAGCAGCCAAAGGCAAAAGCCAAAGCTCCAAGTCAACCATCTGCTCCAAGCCAAGCTCCAGTTGTGGATAAGCCGACTCAAGCACGTTCAAATTCTGCTAGAAAAGCCTTCAACGTAGATAGAAATGCTGATGCTTTAGCGAAAGTATTAGAAACTGATTATTTATAAAGGATTAAATCATTATGGCAGTTCTTTTAGAAACTGGTTATAACAGCCTCCAATCTGGAGGACGAGAGGATTTGTCAGACCTTATCAGCAATGTCGATGCTAAATCTACCGTTTTCACCAGTATGGCGAGAAAAGGTAAGAAGCCCGGCAATGTTTTAATGTCTTGGCAAATGGATGAGTACGAAGCTCCATCAG